GCCTTGGACTTGGCTTGTCAGGGCTGGAAAGCGAAGTCCAAGGCGTACTGCCAGAAATCGCCGGGATGGGGCACGTGGCACCCCGGAGTGGGCCGTTGCAAGCTGCACGGCGGAGCCAACCCCGACTACGCCTCAGAGGTCCATCGGCTCCGCGCAATTCAGGCGGTCAAGAAGTATGCACTGCCCGTCCCGGTGGACCCGCACACCGCCTTGATCAAGGAGCTTGAACGGACTCACGGGTTGGTGCTGTTCCTCGAATACAAAGTGAACAACCTGGAGGACGAAGGCCCGCAGGTCAACATGGTAGGCCCGGTCGGCGGCGGTCAGGGCGCGATCCCCGAGTACAAGCCGAGCGTCTGGTATCAGATGTTCTGCGCCGAGCGTAAGCATCTTGAAGACGTAGCCAAGTCGTGTATCCAGGCGGGCATCGAGGAGCGCCGCGTCCAGCTCGCCGAAAGCCAGGGGCAGATGATCGCCCAGGTGCTGCAGGCTGTGCTGGGAGAGTTGAAGATTCCAGATAGCCAGGCTGACAAGGTGCCCGGCCTAGTAGGCAAACATCTTCGCCTGATCCAGGGCGGCGCTGCCGAGGCGGGGGCAGCTTGAATCGTTCGGCGCAATCGAGGACGGCCACCGTCGCGCATAGCCTGCCCAGCGCGCGAGCCGGGCGACCGAACGCGGCCGGGGTTGAGGCGTCACTGCGGCGTACGCCTCCCCCGGCCATGCTTCGAGGGATGAAAGAAAGCGCGTGAGTCCTACCGCCGTCATAGATCCTATGGCGGTGGCAGCCGACATCATCGACCCGCCGCCCTGGTCGGCTACGGGACGACCGCCGCTAGAGCCGCATCAGGTTCCTCCTGATCGACTAGGCAAGAGAGGAGGGCCATCGCTCTGGCTACTAGAGGCTGGCCGTGGCGCGGGCAAGACCGAGGCTTGCGCAAGGTACTACTGCAAGTTCATGCGTCAAAACCCGCTAGCACGGGGTCGGATCATCGCCCCGACTTTTGGCGACGCCGTGGAAGCCTGCGTGCGCGGGCCAAGCGGGGTGCTTAACCAGGACCCAGAGGTCCGATGGATCCCCGGCGCGGATGGTGGCTCGAAGCTGATCTGGCCGGGCGGAGCTGAGGCGCTGGTACTAGGAACGCCCTTTCAGAAGGATGTCGAACGTCTCCGCGCTACGGGCAACCGCCACATCGACTGGTGGGAGGAGATGGCGGCCAACACCCAGCTCCAGGAAGCGTGGGATCAGGCGGCGTTCGGTCTGAGGCTAGGTAGCTTTCCACACGCCATCGGCTCGACCACCCCGCGCTCGATCAAGGCGTACCGGACGATCCGAGCGATGGCCGAGACGTTTCTCGTGACGGGCATCAGCATGCTCGACAATCCGCACAACCCCAAATCGTTTACCGACATGATGTTGAAGAAGTACAAGGGCACGCGGCTCGGGCGCCAGGAGCTGTACGGTGAGCTTCTGGAAGACGTGATCGGAGCGCTCTGGACGCGCTTCATGATTGACTCAGAGCGCGTACAGGACCCGCTCAAAGTTCCCGACATGGCGATGGTCGTGGTGGCCGTCGATCCGGCCGCGACTAGCAAACCTGACGCCGACGACACCGGCATTCTGGTCGGCGGGCTAGGCGTTGACGGCTATGGCTACGTGATCGAGGACGCGACCTGCCACCTGCCGCCGAACAAGTGGGGCGCGAGGGCTGTACATATGTATGAAAAACACCGAGCCGATTACATCGTGGGCGAGGTCAACAACGGTGGTGAGATGGTAGAGCATGTGATCTCTACGGTCAACCCGAACGTTCCGTTCAAGGCGGTCCACGCGAGCCGAGGCAAGGCGACCCGAGCGCAGCCAGTCGCGTCGCTGTACGGGGACTATGAGGACAACGGCGACGTGATCCGTGAGGGGATGGTCCGTCATATCGGTGGCTTCCCCGATCTAGAGGACCAGCTTTGCACGTGGGTGCCTGGGGACGAAGACTCGCCTGACCGACTTGATGCTCTCGTCTGGCTGTTTACCGAGTTGTTCCTTGAAGACGAGGATGACGAGCACGTCGAGGAAACGTGGGAACCCGAACGGATTGGAGCAGATATATGAGCACCTACGCCGCAGAGCTACTAGGCGAGCGCCGCTACGGCTACAAGCGCAGCCTGCCCGACGCCCGCGATGCGATGGCCTTCGCGTCGCCGCTGACCGACGCCGACGTGATGGACCTGCCCGACGTCTTCAGCCTGAGGGATGAGATGCCCCCGGTCTATGACCAGGGCCAGCTCGGCTCCTGTACGGGCAACGCTCTAGCCGGGGCGATCCAGTATTTCAACATGCTCGCGGGAACGGACTTTGGCGTTCCGTCGCGCCTGTTCATCTACTACCTGGAGCGCCTGCGCGAGGGCACGGTGACTACCGACTCCGGCGCGTACGGTCGTGACGGCTTCGCGGCGCTCCGCAAGGTCGGCGTCCCGCCCGAGACGGTCTGGCCGTACATCATCGCCCGCTTCGCCGACAAACCGAGTGAGCAGGCCTACGCCGACGCAGGCGCTCATAAAATCCACCACTACACTCACGCCCGGACCACGGCTGCGGAGGTCAAGAAGCTCGTCCACCAGAAGCAGCCGGTGGCGTTCGGCTTCCCCGTGCCGGAATCGTTCGAGGGCGAGGCGACCATGACGACCGGCGTGCTGCCGCCGTACAACACGGCCGAACAGTTCATCGGCGGCCACGAGATGTTGATCGTCGGCTGGAAACCCGGCTACATGGAGTGCCGCAACAGCTGGGGTCCGAACGTCATGGACAACGGCTACGTCTGGATGCCCAACGCCTTCCTGTTCGGCGGCTACGCTGACGACTTCCGAGCGATCCAGTCATGATGGCTCGGCTCAAAGTCTGGCGCGTACGCGACGCCGTTACCGGCGAGGCGCTAGGACGCTGGCACTTCACAGAGAGGCTGTGCGAGCCTGACATCAAGTCGGCCCAACGAAAGGGCGTAACCCCAATACCTGTTCCAGAGGTAATTGACGGGTGGCAGGTGTAGACCATGGGTGCTCTCGACCGGATCAGCGAGGCAGTGACGGGGCGTGGGCCAGAGCCGCCCGAGTCCGGTCCTGCCCGCGATCCGGTCGATGTTCTTCATGAGCAGCTAGGCCAGGAGAGGTTGAACAACGAGATCATCCAGGAGAACCTGCGCCTGCTTGAGATCGAGATGGAGGAAGAAGGCTGGCGCCGAGCGGGCTGGCGCATGGAGCGTGAATTCTCGCGGCGTGGCCTGGACAACATCATCGGCTTGTCGCGTGCCTATTACCTGAGCCACCCGCTCATCCAGCGTGCCGTCAACATCGTGACCTACTACACCTGGGCTCAGGGTTGTGAGATGACCGCCCCTGACAAACAGGTTCAGGACGAGGTTGTCGAGCCGCTGATGGGCGACGACTACAACCGAGTCGAGCTGTTCTCACATCAGGCTGCGCTGTTGACCCAGGTAGATCGACTCGTAGATGGCAATGTCTTCATCAGCATGTTCACCGACCATGAGGCGAACGTGAGCCTTCGCGCGATCCCGGCTGACCAGGTGAGGGAGATCCACACCAAGGAAGGCGACTCGCGCTTCATCAAGTATTACATGCGTGAATGGATGGAACAGGTCTTTGATGAGCAGACCGGCGTGACGAAACAGATCACGCGACAGGCGCTCTATCCCGACTGGCGCTACTACCCCAAACAGCAGCCCGCCAAGATCGGCGTGTACGAGGTCATGTGGGATGCGCCGGTGATCCATGTCAAGACGGGTGGGTTGAAGTCGATGCTGTTCGGCGTACCCGAGACGTACGCCGCGCTCGACTGGGCGCGAGCCTACAAGAAGTTCCTTGAGAACTGGCACACGCTAGTCGCTTCGCTCAGCAAATTCGCTTGGCAGGTGAAAACCAAGGGAAGCAAAATCAAACGGGCGAAGGAAAAACTGCGTTCTACGATCCCTGACTCAGACGAAGCCCGTGAAACGAATGACCAGGCGAGCGGCGCTGCATTCGTCGGCAAAGAGGGCGATGAGATCGCGGCGATCCCTAAGTCTGGGGCGACGACCAGTGCTCAGGACGCGAAGCCGAGCCGCCTGATGGTCGCGTCGGGTATGAACATCCCCGACACGATCCTGTCCAACGATCCGCAGCAGGGTGCGCTGGCGACGGCGCAGACGCTCGACCGCCCGACCGAGTTGTACATTCTGAGCGAGCAGGAGGCGGAAGCGCAGCTGCGTCGAGACATCGTTCGCTACAACGTAGATGCCAAGGTCAGGGTTGGTCTTCTGCCGGGCCACATCGAGTGGGATAGCGAAGGCAACCAGGTCATCGAGCCGAGCGTGGACCCTGAGCTAGAAGTCTCCTTCCCGCCCATCCTCGAACATGATCAGAAGGCTGTGATTGAATCCATCGTGGCGGCGGCGACCCTTATGGGCAGGAGCGAGGCTGGCATGATCCCGCCCGAAAAGCTCCGCGAAATGTTGATGGAAGTGCTCGGCGTCGATGACATAGAGCAGGCGCTGAAAGAGATGGACGAAGAAGAACAGGACGAGCTGAAGAAAGCCGTCGAAGACATGAAAGCGAACATGCTGGCGATGCAGCAGGCTCCCCCTCCACCGCCCGGCAATGGCGGCCCACCGCCGCCCGCTCCGGTGCCCGCTGGAGGCGGCAAATGACCCCGGCCACGCTACAGCGCCGCGCCCTGCTAAACGACATCTACGAGATGCAGGAGGCCATCGCTCCCGGCGCAGCCGTGGTGAGGGCGCTCCGCAAGGTCGAGCCTCGCAAAGAAGTCATGATGCGGAGCGAAATCAAGCCCGCGATGTTCAAGCTTGGCGTGCACGTAGCGAAGGCAAGTCAGAGCGTCGGCGGTCTGCTGATCGAGAGCGACGTATCGCCCACCGAGGAGGAGCGGATCAACGCGATCCTGGCGGCGTCCAGCCTTGAGAAGTGGAAGACCGAAATCCTGAAGCCGATCTTCGAGCGCGCATGGCGACGTGGGGCTGTGCTGACCATGGATGTTCTGAAGCAGTATGGCATAGAGGCCGCTACCCCGCGCGACCGCCTGGCCCAGAAGATGCTGTTGGAAGGCGGCAAACGAATGGGCCTGGTGGACATCGCTAGCGACACGCGAGCCGCTCTCTTCAAGACCATCGACGCGGGGCGTATGATCGGAGCTAATCCCAAAGCGACCGCCAAACTGATCGAACAGTTTGTGCCCGCTGGCAGGTTCACGAACGCGGGGGTTGGCTACCGCTCGCGGCTGATCGCTCGCACCGAGACGCTGCACTCGGCTCGGATCAGCACCGTCCAGGTCTACAGGTCTGCTCCACAGGTGAACTTCTGCGTGGCTTTCGATGGCGAGAGCGATGAGGAATGCGCGGCTCGGAACGGCGCGATCTTCACTTTTGACGAAGCAGAAGCGGAAGCAAACGGAACCCATCCGAACTGCGTCCTGGCGTTTGGCCCGTACGCATGACCAGAGGAGGAAGCATGAAGACGCTGTTGAAGATCGGGCTAGCGCTCGGAGTCGCCGTCGCTGCAACGATGATGGCCGAAATCGAACGCGCGCCACAGAAGCCGATCGCCCAGGGCGTCAAAGCCACGGTGATCGAAGGCATGTCGGCTGCCGACACCCAGATCATTCCGAACCCGAACGCGAACGTGATGCTGCGCATCACGGCCGGGGCTGAAGCGATCAAAGTGACCGTTGTGACGCCGAACGCTCCGGGTGGCAACGCCATCGCCGACCTCGAAAACGAAATCGGGATCGGGGAAACCGAGGTCATGGGGCCATTCGATCCGACCGTCTACAACAACTCCAAAAACCAGCTGGAAGTGAAATTCAACAAAGTCGCCGGTGTGAAAATGGAGGTCTACCAGGTCAGCTTCTAGACCAGTAGCCCTCTCACAAAAAGCAAGAAAGGCAGATGATGACGATTACGCTTGACAAGACCGACATACTGGAGTCGTCCAGCCGCGCGTTCCGAGAGGCCGCTGCCGCTGGTTCGACCAAGCGGGAGATCGTCATCATCGAAGCTGGGTGGGGTTCGTCCGGCTACTACTCTGAGCAAGTCCTAGAGCGGGACATCCCGCGCATCTTCCCGGTCGGATCCCACATGTACCTGGACCATCCGACGCGAAAGGAAGACTCAGAACGCCCCGAGCGTTCGGTCAGGGATCTGGTTGGGGTAGTAGCCGAGGCTCCGCGCATGTCCGGGATCGCATCTGTCGCGGTCTGCGAAATCTTTGAGCACTGGGTCCCGGTGATCGACGCTCTGGCCGAGCACATAGGCTTGAGCATTCGGGCGTTCGGAACTACCGAGCAGGGTGCGGCTGGTGGTAAAGAGGGTCCGCTCATCAAAAACCTGACCGAGGGAATGAGCATCGACTTTGTGACGCTCGCCGGAGCTGGCGGCAAGATCGGCCCGCTCAGCGAGGCTGCGCGTGCCAAGGTGATGCCGCTCATCGAGTCCGCGAAGGCTGCACAGCCCGCCCAGGAGGCGCTGGACGCGACGCTGCGCCAGAACCTTGAAAAGGCGGGCGAAGAAAAGTGGGGTTCAAAGGAACCGTACACCTACGTCTACATCGAAGACTTTGACATAGACGAGAACTGGGCCATCTTCTCAGTTCGCCCGAGTGGCGGTGACCGCGTCCTGATGAAGATCGCGTACATCAGGAACACGGATGGCGACGTTGCTCTGTCAGGGTCAGGGGAAGAAGTCGAGCGCGAAACCACGTACGTGCCGACCAGCGAGCCGGATGACCTGGCGACGTTCGCCGATTCGCTGCCACCTGTGATACGCGATGACGAGAGCCTGAAAGAGGCTTTCCAAACCTTCATCCAAGAGGCGGCTGCAGAGCTTGGCCGCCCCGATCCGTACAAAGAGAGCGGCTCCGGCCGTGACAACGAGGAGGACAGAATGTCCGATGCAAGTCGGCTGTCGGAGCTGGAGGAGTCAGTTCGGCAGCTCAAGGAGTCCGACGAGGCCAAGGCGAAGGAAATCGCCGACCTCAAAGAGTCGGAGAAAAACGAGAGGGACCGCGCAGACCGTGCCGAGGAAGGTCTTCAGGTACGCGAGGCGGGCCGGATCGTCAGCGACGTTCTCGATCAGCATGAGGGGTTGCCGAAGAAGGCTGCCGCTCGCGTCATCGAGAACGCGCTGCGTGGTGAGCTGCCGACCGATTCGGACGGCAAGCTTGACAAGGGCGCTCTGGAGGAGCGTGCCCGCGCGAAGCTGCGCGAGGAGGTCGAGTACATCGGTGAGGCCAGCGGTCGCGGCAAGGTGCGCGGCGCGGGGTCGAGCGGTGGACCGCTCTCCGAGTCCAGCAACGGCGGCGGCTCCAGCGCCGAGGAGAAGACCGCGCTTCAGGAGGCATTTGAAGCTCGCGGTCTGAGCGAGTCCGCAGCGAAGGCTGCGGCTGAGGGGCGGTAGACGATGGCCAAGAACCGTGTGTTCGAGGAGGCAGACAGCTTTCCGCTGCCTGTTGCGGAAGGCACCAAATCCGGTGATCCGGTCGTCGTTGGCCAGATTCCCGGTGTCGCTCTCACTGATCGCCAGGCGGATGGCACCGCCCCGCTCGATCACGATGGGGCGTACAAGTTCAAAGTGGTCGGCAAAAACAAAGCCGGTAACAAAAAAATCGAAATCGGGGACATCGTCTTCCTGAAAGGAAAAGAACTCAACGTCAACAACGAAGAAGGCGTGCGATTCGGATACGCCCTGGAAGTAGTCGAAGCCGGGGCCACTACCGAAATCCTCGTCAAGATCGGGTACTAGAAAGGAGATTGGCACATGGCTGAGATGCTTGAGCTAATCGAGAGGCTGCGGGCGGATGACGCCTCAATCTCGCAGCTGTTCGGGGGTGACGGTGCCCGTGTACGCGGTCGTTCCGTTGACAACCGAGATCTCATGGAGGCGATGAAGTTCGTGGGGGAGGTCGAGAGCGGGAAGCGCCCGATGAGTCACCTCAAAGAGGCGATGACCACTTCCGATTTCCCCATCCTGTTCGCCGATGTGCTCGACAGGCAGCTGCTCGGGTACTTCTCGGAGACGAAGCCGACCTGGCAGGCCTACTGCCGGCGAAGCACCGTCCCCGACTTCCGTTCAGTCAAGCGGTTCGCGCTGGACGGCGGCGAGGCTGTGCTCCCGGAAGTCAAGGAGCGCAGTGAGTACAAAGAGGTCCCGCTCAGCGACAGCGTCGATACCTTCAGCGTCAAGAAGTTCGGACGCCGGATCGACCTGTCATGGGAGGCGCTGGTCAACGACGATCTGGATGCGTTCAGGCGCAACCCGGAACGTCTTGCCCGCGCAGCCCGGCGTTCCGAGGCGAAGTTCGCAACGGAACTGTTCGTGGACAGCAAAGGCCCACACGCCTCGCTGTACACGGCTGGCGCGGCGAACATCGTCAAAGATGGCGCTGGCAAACAGCCCGTCCTGACGATTGCGGGACTCCAGCTGGCCATGCTGGCGCTCGCCGAAATGAAGGACAAAGACGGGGAACCCATCGTGGTGGACGCCATCACCCTGGTGGTCCCGCCTGCCCTGGAGGTCACGGCCAACAACATCCTCCGGGCGCAGACCATCGACATCAACGTCGAAGGAGGCACCGAAAAACAGCGCATTCGTGCTGAAAACTGGATGAAGAACCGGATCAACCTACAGGTTGAGCCGTACATCCCGGTGGTCGCCTCCAAAGAACACGGTTCCACCAGTTGGTTCCTGTTCGCCGATCCTGGCGTCGGTCGTCCCGCACTGGAGCTTGGGTTCCTGCGCGGGTACGAGGTCCCGAGCCTGTACGAAAAGGCTCCCGACGCTCGCCGGATCGGTGGAGGGGGCGGAGAGCCCAACGAGTCGTTTGACGACGACTCCGTGGCGTGGCGTATCCGCCACGTGCTGGGTGGTACCCGTCTCGTGGAAACCGGCGGCCAGAAGGCCACCGTGGCCTCCAACGGGTCCGGCGAATAGGTCTGGCTCAATGAGTCAGGGGCGTAATAGCGAAGGTCGGCGGCGGGAGGGCACCCGCTCGTCGCCGCCTTCGCCTGCGCCACAGCGGCTACTAACGGGGCTAGGCAACACCTGCCAGCACTGTGGCGCCAAATTCAGGTCGCAGATCGAGCTGAACGAACACAAGAGGATCACTCATGCCTAGCACCTACGATGTGACGACTGGCCCCGGCAAGGTTCGCCTGCTGATCGCAGACGTGGGCGGCAACGATGGCAAATCTTTCCTCTTCTCGGATGAAGAGATCGAAGCCTTCATCAGCTTCAACGAAGACCTCCGCATCGCGGCTGCGTCGGCGCTAAGGACCATCGCGTCGAATGAGGCGCAGGTGTCGAAGGCGATCACGTTCATGGAACTCAAAACTGACGGGTCCAAGACGGCAAAAGCCCTATTGGAACTTGCCGACAAGCTTGAAGAACAGGCTGACGGCGATTACGACTTCGAGATCGCAGAGATAGGCACGGACTTCTTCAGCCGTCGTGAGATGCGGATCACGACGGCGATGGAAGGCGGGGACGGTGAAGCCCTGTGACCCCGCGAGCGTTGGTTAAGGGAGCAGGGCTGCGTGGTCCAGGGCAGGACATATTTCCTGAGGCAGCCAAGCAGAGCGTTCGCAACATCGTCCTAGTCGATAAAGCTGCTCAAGTCTTTCGCAACAACACGACGGACGATGGCGGGGGCGACTTCAACAGCAAATGGGAACCCCATGGCAAACCCATCGCGGGCCGAATTGACGAGCTTGGCAAACGCGGGTCCAGTGGTGGCATGGCTGCTGAGCAGATAGACGAGGCCACGACCCACATCGTGTCGTTGGAACCGGAAGCCGATGTGACCTCCAACGACCGGATCGAAATCAACGGCGTCATGTGGACCATTACCGCCAGCCCGTCTCGTACCGATGCCGCGACCACCCGGCTGCAGGTTAGGGAGCTGGTGTTGTGATCATCAGGGTGGAGATCGGGATCGACATCGACGCCAAACGCAAGATCTGGCTACAGGCTGATGCCAGCCCAGTGAAGCCCGAGGACGCGGAGCAGATCAGCGCCGCTCTAATCGAGGGCGTGACGACTCAGGCGCTAGCCGTCCAGGCGGTCCAGGAGCAGCGCGTCGAGGTAGACCCGGCCGCTTCCGCCGTTGTGGCCGCCGCGCGAGCCTCTGGTCCACAGGAGCCGCCTCCTAGCCAGCGTCGGCCGCGTCCCGAGGACCCGGAGTCCATGCGGGCGTTCGGCGAGGACGAGGACGACGATGCTAACTAGCCGCATCCCCCAGATCATCCTCGCCAGCGAGGCCGGAGTGAGTGCGGCTGTGCGTAAGGCTGAAATGACCATCGAGCGTGTCGCCAAGGCGAAATCGAGGGTTGACACCGGCAACATGCGAGGCGGTTGGCAGAACCGAATCACCGGCGCATTCGATGGCGTGGTATTCAACCTGGTCTACTACACGGTGTACAACGAGTTCGGAACGGTCTACATGTCAGCACAGCCGATGCTCCGGCCCGCGATTGAGCAGGCGCAGCCGGAGTTCGAGCGTGACATCAGGGCGGCGTACTTGTGAACCCCGTGCGCGAAGCTCTAAGCAAGATCTTGAAGGAAGACCCAGTTCTCAAAGGGCTGGCGACTGGCGGCGTCTTCCACCGGATAGCTCCGGCTGGGACTGAGACCCCGTATGTCATCTTCCATAAGGCGTCAGGTGTACCGATCTGGGCCATGGATGGCCCCTCTCTGGATCGGGAAGTCTGGCTAGTCAAGGGTGTCGGTGGCCGCGAGGACGCCGAGAAGATAGACGCACGGTGCAAGGAGATCTTGACCCGTGCAACCTTGGCTATCAAAGGAAAGGCTCATCAGGACATTCGCCCCATCGCAGATGTCGATATGGACGAGGTGACTGATGGTGAGCGCTACAACCATGTCGGAGCTGAGTACAAGCTCGACTCAGAAGCAGAATAGGAGGACCGGTGAAGACCTACAAGAACATCACGAACGTAGATCAGCTCGACATCCCGCCCGGAGAGACTGGACAGCGCGACTTGCTGCCAGACGAGGAGGCGCGGATGGTTGATCGCGGAGCCATCGAAGTAGTCGGCGGTGGCGGCGAGACGGCCAGCGAGGCAACCAGCGACAGCGAGTCGCCTGGGGACGATGCCTCTCCCGAGTCGCCCGTGTCAACCCCAGAGCCGACCACGCCCGAGTCGCGGCGCGGTGGTCGGGGAAGGAGCTAGGCCAACATGGCAAAGTTCATCCTGAAGAAACCCGTCATCACCATGGACGGGACGGACCTGACGAAGCGCATCAGTCAGCTCGGCATCGACATGCCGGACGACGAAGTGGATGTGACCACGTTCGGGTCTGAATTCAAGCAGACCGAGATGGGGCTGCGCGATGCGTCGATGACGTTCAGCGTGTTCCAGGACTTCGCGGCGGCTTCCGTGGACGCGATCCTCTGGCCCATCAAGAAAAACAGCAAAAAGTTCATTGTCAAGGTACAGGCGGAACCCGGCGAACCGTCGGCGACCAACCCGTGCTACGTGATGGGCGGGAAGCTCTTCAACTACAACCCGCTGAGCGGGTCGGTTGGCGAGGCTTCCACCACGGAACCGACCATCAAAAACGTCACCGATCTCGGCATCGAACGCTGCGTCTCCAAAGCGGAAGTCGAAGCGGCCGAAACGGCGATCAAAGCCCTGTTCTAAGACAGGGCTAACTACAACCAAGGAGGAACCATGGGTGCACCAGACGAGACTCCGACCGGGGCTGGCTTGTCGCCAGGCGAGGCACGGAAGCTCACGCAGGAAGGCAAGTTGCCACGCGGGACCGTCGAGGCGATCCTCAAGAAGGCACCAGAGGACATCGTTGAGGAAATCCTCGACGTTCCCGAGTGGGACTGCTCTGTCGTCCTGAAGACGTTCACCGCCGCTGAGGCTGCGTCGATCAAGCAGCGGGGCATCGGGTTCAAAGGCGAGGAGACGACCTTCGCCTGGGCCGAGATGGAGATCATGCAGTTCAAGATGGGCGTGAAGGAGCCTGAGTTCACGGAAGAGCAGGTGCGCGAGTTGCACCTGTCCTCCGGTCGTGGCTTCGCTCGCGTCATCGAGAAGCTGGATGAGATGGGCAAGATCGACAAGGAGAAACTCGCCAAAGCGCGAGAAGAATTTCCAGGACCTGACGAGCCAGATCAGGTTTGAGTACGAGCTAGCCGATTCACTGGGAAGGACGCACGACGAGCTAATGAGGTCAACTAGCGATCACGAGCTGGCCATGTGGCGAGTCCTGCGCGAAGTCCAGGCTGAGGAAGCCGAGAGAGCGGCTCGGAAGTAAGCCATGGAGCCTGCTGCGATACTGGCTGTTGTGGTCAAGGCTAGGGGCGTCGCTGCGACGAACGCAGAGTTGCGTACCGTCCAGGGCACCCTAGAGAAGACCGAGGCAGCCAGTGTCGCAATGGGCCGTGGCATGGTGTCGGCCGGAAAGAAGACGACCGCCGCCGGGAAGTTCATGACGAAGGGCGTGACGACGCCGCTGCTCGCCATCGCGGCTGCGTCAACCGCAATGTCGCTGAAATTCAATCGCGACATGAGCCTGATTCAGACTCAGGCTGGAGCGTCGGCTAAGGAAACGGCGTATCTGAAGAAGGAAGTCCTTGGGCTGTCTGAAGCCAGCAAGTTCGGCCCAGATGAAGTGGCAGAGGCACTATTCCGAGTGCGCTCAGCGGGTTTCAAAGGAGCCAAAGGTCTTGCGGTTTTGAAACGCGGGATGCAGCTGGCTACTTTGGGCAACTCCAATCTTGAGATGACGACCAAAGCGCTCACGGGCGCTGCGAAGTCGCTCGACCTAGAGGGCAGCAAGGCCATGAAGCATCTGGCCGCAGAAATGAACGCCACCGTAGGTACGGGCGACATGCGGATGGAAGAACTGCAGGACGCCCTGAGTACCGGCGTTCTGCCCGCGTTCGTGCAGGCCGGGATGGGAATGCGTGACTACGCCAGCGCTCTGACCGTCATGACCGACAGGAACGTACCAGCCCAGGTCGCGTCCACCCGCTTGCGGACGGCGATAACGATGCTGATCCCACACTCCAAAAAGGCTGAAGAAGCCCTCGAAGGCGTTGGCATCAAATCAGAAGACCTGGCGACTATCATGCGCTCGAAAGGTCTTCCTGCTGCCATCGAGTTCCTGGCCAAACATCTGGACTCGCTGAGCAAAAACAAGCAGAACCGAATCATGATCGAAGCGTTCGGTGGAGCCAAATCGAGCGCCACGATTGAGATGCTTGTACAGAACTGGCAGGAACTCTTTGAAAAACAGAAGCTGGTCGGCGAAGGCATCGGCAAATACAACCACCAGCTGAAAGTCGCGGAAGAAAATCCGCTGGTTGAACTCCAGAAGGCGTGGAGCACCATCCAGGTAGCGCTGGTGAAAATTGGTGAAGTGATCGTGCCCATCGTCGTCCCCGCCTTCATCAAAGTCGCACATGTGATCGGGCACGTCGTAGACGCCTTTGCCAAGCTACCGCCGGGCACTCAGAAATCCATCGTCTATATAGGGTTCTTGGTGGCCGCCATCGGCCCGCTGTTGACCTTGTTCGGATTCATGATGCGGAAATCAGGGGAACTGATCCTCTGGTTGGAGCGCAACAACATGGCGCTCGGATCGAACGCGGCGATGGCCGAGGAGGCCACCGTTGCGAACTCCGAGCTAGCAGTTTCATATGACGCTGTAGCTGCGTCCGCCGAGGCTGCCGCTGCGGCCCAGGCTACGGCTGCCGCCGACGCGAAGATCGGCCAGATGTCGATGCTGATGCCTAGCGCCGGGGCAGGAGGACAGCTTTCGCTACTCGGCACCACCCCCATGGCCGCAGCCGCCCCAGCCGAGGCTGCGGTGGGCGCAGAGGCCGGAGCCGCTGGGGGAGTCGCGGCCGGTGGGTTCGCGTCCGGCCTAGCTTCGATGCTGCCCGCAGCGCTGGCTGCGGCGGGAGTAATCAACATATTGTCGTCGGTGCTGGGAGGAGACTCGAAAGGGGCGCTGTTCAAGGTTGGCGGCGCAGCCGCAGGCGCGATAGCCGGTGGTCTCATTGGCGGTTTGCCCGGAGCTTTGATAGGCGGTGGACTCGGCTCGATCTTGGGCGGCTTCATTGGCAAGCTGTTCGGCGGACATGTCGCCCGTCCGATGCAGGACGAGATGATGGCGCAGGCCCAGCACGCTCGCGACGCGGCGAAGTCGCAGCGAGCAGCAGCCGACGAATTGGTCCAGGCTGAAGATCAGGTGACTCAGGCCAACAAACGGCACCACCAGTCTACGAGGCGAGTCACCCAGGCCCACCGCGAACTAAACCATGCGATCAAACAGTTCGGCCCGAGCAGCCATCAGGCACGCGAAGCCGAGCTTGCCCTGGCCCACGCTCAGCATCGAGACGCACAGACCGCACACGAAGCCAAACGGGCACACCAGCTCGCCGGTAACGCGCTGAAGCTCTACCGGCATGAAACCACGATCACCATTGCCGCCGAAAAGCAGCGTCTGCCTTCGCTCGATGCGCAGATCAAGCACATGTCGCACAAGTACGAATCTGAAGAACACAACTACGCCCTGCTGCGCCGCCTTGTCAAAAAAGAAAACGTTGCGGCTGAAGTCCGCAGGAACATTAGCAAGACCGTCGCTGAAGCTGGCGAAAAGGCAGGGCATAAGTTTGCCGCCGGGCTGCAGAAGATGACCCCGGTACAGGCGACCCTGGGCAAGCATCTACACGGTCTTGAAAACCGTTTTAACTCGCTGCCAAAAGTCACCCAGAACTCGACGCAGCAGATGGTGCATGACTTCACCCACATGGGAGACATATTTGGGCAGAAGACCAAAACTGCAACGGAAGACAGCCGTACCTGGTACAGGGAAACTAACCATGGTGTGGTGCTGGTGAAAGGCAACCTGTCTAAGTTTGCCAAAGAACTAGGCATCAGCAAAGCTGAATTCCATTCTTCGATTACCGGCGGCGGCAAAAAAGGAAAAGGTCACCAGCTAGGTGGCATGGTCGTCCCCGGTGGCGGAACCGGCGACAAGGTGCCGCTCACCGCGATGGTCGAGCCGGGCGAGATCGTTCACGTTCTGAACAGCCGGGCATCGAAGGACCGCAAGAAGCTCGGCGCGCTCGAACACATCAACCAGGAAGTCCCACGCTTCCCGCACCGCAAGTTTGCAGAAGGCGGCAACATGGCAGCCGCTATGGCGACCGCCTCGAACATCGACAGCCAGCACTTTCCCTACGTCTGGGGCGGAGGCCACGGCGGCTTCTCCGGTCCGTACGACTGTTCGGGAGCGGTGTCGGCTGTGCTGCACGCAGGTGGCTGGCTCGACAAACCGATGGTGTCCGGAGAACTTGCGAACTTTGGTGCAGCCGGACCTGGCCCCATAACGATCTATGCCAACGCCGTTCACACCTTCATGAAAATCGCAGGCAAGTTCTTTGGCACCAGCGGCTCCAACCCTGGGGGCGGAGCTGGTTTCTTCCCAACCAGCGTTGGCGAAGGCGAGGCGAACGAAGGCGACAGCGGCGGCAAGTTCCAGGTGCGCCATCCGACCGGCGCTGTGATGGCAGCGCTAGCCAAAGTCGCCTTCTCCGGTCCTCCTGGAGAGCTGGGGTCTACCGGAGCCAAGTCTGTCGGAGACGCGCAGGCTGCGGCGGAAAAGTGGGCGAAAGCTCATACGCCCGGCCAGTGGGGCGGCGGCGACGCCGCGCTCATGGGGCCGGGTCGAATCGTCGGAGCATCGACCTACGGTGGTCCTGCCGATCACGTTAGCGGAACGGTTGGCGCATCCGGCGTGAGCTTGCCTGGGAAAATGGCGTTTGCCGAGTTGATGATGGGCAAAGCGTTGGGGGACCTTCCGTTCGGGGCGAAGCTCCGTATCAGCCGTGGTGGCAAGTCTGTAATCGGGGAAAAACTTGACATCGGTCTTGGAGGCGGAGCTGTAGACGGACACTCGCGCGACATCGACCTGTGGTACCAGACGGCGGAAGCTTTGGGATTGCCGAATGCTTGGCTGGGCTTGGTGAAGGTCCAGAATATGCAGAAAGCTATGCAGGGTGGCTTGCTAGGAATGGCGTCCGGCGGCAGCACCAAAGATGGCAAAACGAAAGCTAAACAGGACCCGATAGCGAAATCCATAGGCAACGTTCTGCAGGGATTGCGAGCTGGCAAACACTTGCCAAAGTATCAAGGGAAACTGGCAAAGCTCAAACGCCATATCGACGCCATCGGCTTGAATGACAAACAGCTTGGTCGGCTCCAGACCCTCGAAGACATGACCGGCGATGTCTCGAAGTACGAAGAATTTGCCAGCAACGCATCCACGTTGACTACCGAAAGTGAAGAAGGGGTAGTCAACCAGGGCAAGTTCAAGGGCCGAACCGAGGGCGAATGGCTGAACGAACAGCTCGGCGCGTTGCTCCGTCTGCGCAGCCGTGTGGCGGGGGAGTACGGCATCGAGGCACCGGAGCTTCCCAAACTCAAAAAGCTGCTGAAAGAAGCCAACCAGCGACTCCATGCTGTGAAGAAGGCGATCCGCGAAGCCGAAAAGAAGAAGCAGGAAATTGAAAAGCAGGTCAAAGAAATTGAACGGGCGCAGAAAGAGTCGAAAACTAAACTTGAAAAAGAGCTAGGCGAAGTCGAACATCGTTTGTCGGCCGCTGAAAAAGCCAAAAATCCGAACAAAGGTGAACTGGCAACTCTGCGCGGCGAAGTGCACGCCAAGAAGGAAGCAATCAGCGGCAACGACAAACACGCCCAGGAAGAAATTCACAAGCTCAACGATCAGGTGCACCGCATCGAAGGAGAGCAGAAAGACCGTCACCGAGTCGAATCGGCTCTCACCGGAACGATCATACCAAGCCTGACCGGAAAGAAAGAAAGCGTCGCCCAGCTGCTCGAAGGAATCAAGGGTGAAGCTGGTGAAGTAGAAGGGCGAGGGCAGCACATATCGTTCTCCGGCTTGCAGCTCATTCAGGGTGCCGGGGGTAGCCTTGGCGACATCGGCAACCCGCCGCCCATCGGCACGGTTGGCGGCGAGATCTTCACCGTTCAGAATCGCCTCAGGGAAATACAGGAAGACGCTGAAAAGGCCAGCGGAGTCGGAGCCAGCGGTGAATCCGAAAGCGAATCTGAAGCCAAACAGATCGCGGAACAGCTGGCAGAAGAATGGAGGAAGCGATACCTGGTTTCACAGAGCCAGTACGCCGTCCTGTCTGCCATGCCGAGCGTCTCCGCTATAGCCGCCCCTGCAGCGCCCTACGCTGGCGCCTACGCCAAGGGAGGCGTCGTGATGGCGGAAGTAGGCGAGAAGGGGCGGGAGGTCGTTGCAGTGCCGCAGGGAAGCCGCGTGATTCCCTCGCATGAGGCGCAGGCAGCGCTCAAGGAGGGCGGAGACATCAACTTTGAACATGTAGAGTTTCATGAGGCGGAGCAGAAGGTGGTTGGCAGGGCTAACGGTAAGCCGTTTGAAAAGGACGTGAGGCGGGTTACCCGCAAGGACACGCTCAAATCTATGTCCAGGACTCCTGGTGGAAGGGGGATACGCTGATGCCAATGGAGACGGTCACCCTCGACCCTCTGGAGTTCACCCAGTCTCCTGCTCGTGCCGAGCTGAACCTAGATCGTCTAGGGCTACGTGTGGTAGAGGCTGAATGGGGTGATTCCGAACAGGAACTGTTCTTGGTGCGGCAGTCACTCGGAGAAATTCCCGCCGACCGTCACCCGCCGAACCGCACCGTCGCCCTGAAACTACGGGCGAAGCCGGAGAGCGGCATCACCCTGGCTGGCGCGCTACAGACTCTTCAGATGAAGATCGGGCGCATCCAGAATGAGGGCGGCTGGTTGCGACGCGACTTCAGCTCAGGCGGCGGCTTCTCCGTGTCGGTCGGCGCGATAGTTCACACGGCTGTGCTGGGAGGCGTCGATGGATGGCTCATGGCTCACCGGCAGACCTTGAACGAAATCACTTTGACCCTCACCATCGGCCCTTACTTCTACAGCGTGAAAGAGATCGCAAGCGGAGAAATCAAAGTAGAAGAAGCTCGCCGACTCGAATGGCTAATTGCTAACATCAAGGGGACTGCTCCAGGCCTGATACGCATTCGCCTGAAAAACGAAGCAGCCAAAGATATCCGAGGGCTAGCGGCTGCGATTGAGTCCCGATTCTACAGCGCAGCCGCTACGGCGGCTCTGTTCTATGAGTGCGAGGCTCTAACGCTGCGTGGGGGATCGAGCATCGTTGGAAGGGCAGGGGCATCGGGCGGCAGTACGGTAGAGAACGCCACGCTCAATGCCGGGTGGCTAAACGTGCTGGACTCGAAAATCGTCGCGTCAGGTCACATGACCCACATTGGCGCCCGCAAGATTCGGATGCGGGTATTCGATGCAAACGCGGCTCTTGGCACCGTACAGATGCGGTTGGAATGGAAGCCTCAGGGCGCGACCCGTTGGACGCAGAATAACGTGATCGAAGCTCCCTTGATCGGCAACTGGTCGCTAGTTGACTTTGGGGTAATAAGGCCTGAAATCGCGGTGGTCGGCACCCAGCAGATTGAGTGGCGAATATCGGCGCGCGCTCCTGGTGGAGCTGGGACGCTACCACGTCTAGATTGTGTATTCATCGAGCCGACTGAGCAGCATCTTGTTGTGACTGCTCCTGACTCTGGCTCACAGCCCGACTCATTCGTATCGAAACTTCCCGGAACGGCGGAAGACAGCGCAACGGTCGGCTCGACGGCTTGGACGAACCCCGCCAACGCCAAACTATCTGATGGCGTGTACGCGACCATTGGCATCGGGGCTGGAGTTGGCGGGTCGAAAGAAAGCCACTTTCTGAAATGCACGAACTACGGGTTTGCGATCCCGGAAGGCGCGACGATCAGCGGGATCATCGTCGAAGTGAAACGCAAAGGAAACTACGGTGCAGGCAAGACCGCCAACACCTGGGTCTTCGACGCGGCTGTGCAGATCGTCAAGGAAGGCGTCGCCAAATGGGAAAGCGACAAGGGAGAACGCTACATCGAATGGCCCGGCGAAGTGCTAACCAAGACCTATGGCGGATCAGGCGACAAGTGGTCGCAGACTTGGACTCCTGCTCAGATCAACGCTGCTAACTTTGGGGCGGCGATTCAGTGTGTCTTGCAGAACGGCACGAACCTACCCGGAGTCACCGCTGAAATCGACTCCGTGACGATCACCGTCTACTACACCGAACTTGGCGATGAAAACCGCCTCTGTTTCCAGACGCGCTCTATGGAGGTTCGCTCAGACGGTGTATTCCGTCAGCACAAAACCGAAGAAATCTGGGCGCGCATGATTGCTGATGGCTTCTTGTTTGTCGCCCCGCCATCCGGCATGGAGGCTAGGTCTGCTCGCGGCCTACTAGTACCAAGCTTTGGAGACTTCAACATTATCACCGATGAAGGAAACCACAAACTCGCTGCTCAGATTTTCTACTACGCGGGCTATCACTTCGCGGCGGAGTCTGTATGACCATCGCCGTCACCAAAGAGCTACCGCCCGATAATCTGGCCATCAAAGTTACCGCTCCTAGCGGCTACCAGAATCGCTGGGCAGAAGACGAGAAACTACCCGAGAACATTCTTTCTGACATCGAAATATCCGATGAGATGCCGGGTGGCTGCAAAGACATGCAGGGGACGCTAGCCAGGAACCCTCAGGACACCTGGGGAGACCTAGTTCCCTACAGCGATCTGTTGGTTTATCAGCCCGGCTTCGAGAAGATCTGGCACGGGTTCCTCGACAAGACCCCGGATGTAAGCGGAGACCAAATGTCGATCTCGCCTTCTGGGATCGGGTGGCAGTCGGTTCTCGAAGACAACCAGGCTGTGCAGATCATATTCATAGACCGCGATCTATCCCGTTGGCATGACCCGTCCCTACAGCAGAGGCTTAACGAAATCGCAGCATCGAATGTTCGATATGAATCACCGGAAGTAGGAGGACAGGGGGTGGGCGCAGCCGGTCCTGGAATTGTGTTCGGCTTTTCCACCTTTGGGGCGAGCCAGGTTGAGGAGGGACAGGTCTGGTACGGGGACGGAACCATCGACATCGACACGATTCGATTCGACTTCAAGAACCTCAACCCGACGGCATCACCAGAAGGCAATGTTGAATGGCACGCTTATCCGTTCGCCAGCCGGGCCGATCCGTATGTGGCGGGGGTATCAGGCAACGATATGCACAACACCACGTTCCCCGAACAGGCGTTCGGCAACAACGGTCCTGGCATCAAGTACATAGGTTTGAACATTTACTACGGCGGAGGTTTTGCCGGAGAAGCCAACGCTTCTTTCGGGTTCTTGAACATCCGGGTGTTCGGGCGACACGGCATCTTCACCAAGGGCACTTGGCCGCTAGAGGGGTTCACGTCTAATCAGCTTCTTCTATACCTGATAAACAACTTCGCTCAGCCGCTCACCACGAAGGAAGAATTGCTGGATGAAGACGGCTTCATCATTCCGCACGCCGCCTACCCAGAACCCACTAGCGTCGCAACCATCGCTAAGGACGTTACCAAATACGGTTTGTACGATTGGTTCGTTTACTTCAACAAGCAGTTTCAGTATCGCAAACCGGGATCATATGGCAAGTTTTGGAAAGCTTATGTGGGTTCATCGAACCTCAACGAGCTAGGAGAAGACTCACAGCGCCTCTGGCGCTCCGTAGTTGTCCAGTACACCGATGTGGACGGCTCCACCAAGAGCGTCGGCCCTCCCGGCTCTCAGGCCAACGTCGAATCCGCATCTCTGGAAGTGACTGACCCCGACCATCCGGCTGTGCAGGCAAATCGAACTAGGCGAGACATTCTCGATCTCCAGGGCATTGGCACTCCGGCGAGCGCCATCGCTGTCGGCAAAAGGTTTCTTGAAGAAGCAGCTCTAATCAACAGGTCAGGGTCAGCCACTCTGTCCGGATATGTGATGGACGACAAAGGGGTCTTCTATCCAGCGGCGTGCGTAAAATCAGGAGACTGGATTAGCTTTATGGACGCTGCTGATACCAGCTACCGAAAGATCATCAACAAAACTTATCGGCACAGCGAACGCAGCTCGGAGATCGACTTGGACGCTCCGGCGTCAGGACTCGAAGCTTTGCTGGAACGCTTGCAGGTGGGGCTAATTGCACTGGGGGTGAGCTGAGCGTGGAGGGATTCCCACTATCGCTGGAGCGCATAGACGAGAGGATGAAATCGCTCGACGCTAGGACGAGGTCCAACCATGACGAGCTAGCAAGGATGCGGACCCGCGAGAGCACGCGCGGCGAAGCTCTTATCAGGATCGAGGGCAAGGTCGAAGAGCAGGGAGACGACATCGCAGAAATGAAGAACGACATGAAATGGATCAAGCGCGGTCTGTTCGGGGCCATCGCGGTCGGCATGATGTTCACGGTGGCAGTCGCTTCACTTGTCATCCAGGCGGCACATTGATGTCGCCGGAGCGAGCGAAGCGTCGGAAGTCGCGGATCAAATGGACGGTAGCGGCGCTGCTCTGCGTCATCGCCGCAGCCGGGATCACGCTCGGCGCGTACCTGTATTTCCACAGTCTCCAAGAAGAGGAACTGCGTAACAGCCTCATCATCAGCTGCGAAAAGAACGGCAACCCTCTGCGCCAAGGACTGCGCGAAGAAAAGGAAGCTGAACTGATCAAAACGGAACACCCCGATTTGAAAGTCTTGGAAGCCTTGCACCTAACCGAGGCCCAAGCGGTCGAACTGTCCAAACCGGAGATAGCAATCCTCAAAAAAGACATCGACCGATACGCACCAGTCAACTGTCAAGACCAATACAAGTAAGGAGCCGCATGGACATCAGCTACACCCACATCACCGATCACCAGTCCAGCCGCGAGGGTGCGCGGATTCACGGCCTGGTCCTACACACCACCGAGGGTTCCGATAACCCGGACGGGGATGCCGATCTCAAGCAGCTCGGCAGCATCTTCGACGGGGAGGAAGCCTCAGCCCATCTCGGCGTCAACGTGCACGGCAGGTTCGGGCGCTACGTCGCCGACTCCGCGAAGGCTTGGGCAGTCTGCAACTTCAATAGCGTGACGCTCTCTCTGGAGCAGATCGCATTCGCAGCCTACACCAAGGAGACCTGGTTCAAGCACCGTCACGACCAGCTCCACGGCGCGGCTGAATTCTTGGCCTACGGGCACATCCACTACGGGGTGCCTCTAAAGCCAGGCAAGGTGTCCGGCTCGGCAATCATCGAGGCCGGAGTGTTCCAGCACAAGGACTTGGGCATCAGCGGCTCCGGTCACAGCGATTGCGGGGATGGATACCCGCAGGGCTACGTGACCCTGCTCGCCAAGTTCTTCATCGCACACAAGCTCCACCCGACCGCCTCCCACACGGAACGGCTGCGGAAGGAGATCAACAACATCCGCCACGTATACGGGGTCGATCCGATCCCGGCTCACAAATAGAAAGGGTGCATCCAATGCTCGAAAAGTACAGCAAGGGCATAGTCAGCCTGCTGGTGTTTGCGTTTGCCGCGATTGCCTTGTTCTTCGGCAATCAGATTTTCGGCTTCCACATCAACGCGGACTTCCAGGCACAGGTCATCGCTCTGATCCCGCTCGCAGCAGGGGTGATCGCGGTGATAGGAACGAAGAACGCGACGGAAGACGCAATCGACAAGGCGATCATGCAGCTCGTCACCGGCGGCATAGCGGTGGCAAACTTCTTTGCTCAGATACCTAGTGACCTGGGAGTGAAGATCGGCGCGCTCGTCTACGCAGGAATCGCAGCGTTCTTTGTCTGGCGGAAGTCGAACGGGCCTACGCCAGCGCCAGTACCGGCTCGGCCGCGACAGCTGTAGCTTGTCGTAGCTGTCGCTGGGGCGGACCCTCCCCTACGGGGGAGGGATCCCCCGCCCCGGACGCTTATCAGCTACGCTTCTTGTTGAAGCATCAATAACAACAAGGAGGAACCATGAAGGATCGAGCCTCGCTAGTCATTTCAACCTTGGCTCTCGTCGTCGCCCTTACCACCGCCGGTGCTTGGGCGCAGACCAACTTGATCACCGGGGCGCAGATCAAGAATGGCACGTTGACGACCAAGGATCTCCACAACAACACTGTCGCCTCGACCGACATCCACAACGGGACCGTCAGCACGGCGGACATCGGCAGCGAACAGGTCACCAGCCCTGACATCGGGGCGAACCAGGTGACCCCAACCGACGTACAGCTGCCGCCTCCCTCTGAGACGACTCCGAACGGCGTAAGCGGCCCGGTGACGGATCAGTTCACCAAGCTCGCCGATGTCGGGACCTACAACAAGACCCAGGCAGAAAGTCTGCTGAACGTAACGTGGTCCGGGGCTGTGGCATCAGGTAGCGGCACCAACTGCGTGTTCCAGGTCCGGGTGAACGGAGCGGAACCGAACGCTGGTGGCGGCGAAGTGTTTTCAACGCAGGGAGCGGTCAACGTATCGACTACGGCGCTATTCGCCGGGATCGGCACCGGTCCTCTGACGGTAGAAGTCTGGGCGAAGTACAGCGCCCAGTTCAGCGCGCCAACTTGCATTCTTGGCCCGTCCAACCCCGGCATCGACAACACGTTTGTCATCACCGAGGAAGTTATTTAGTTGACGGCACAGCCCTCGCTCGCTCCGGCGAGCGGGGGTAGCTTTCCGGCGGAGGATCGTCTATACTTCCGTTGAGTTCATAACAGAGTCACCCTAACAGGAGCTACTTATGTCTACCACCGCAGTTTACTCAGAGCCGGTCACCAAGCCTCAGCTCGACTTCATCAACGACTTGCTCGACGGTCGTGAGATCGAGAATGTTCCAGAGTTGAAGGAGCAGGCGAAGGGGTTGAGCAAGCACAACGCGAGCCGCTGGATCACTCGGCTCAAGGAGCTTCCCAAGCGTCACGCTTCGATGATTCCGCAGCGCGGTGCGACGCCGAGCGTCAAAAGCAAAGTCCCGCAGGGCCGCTATGCGATCACCGGCCAGGACGGCACCACCGACTTCTACAAGGTGGACCGCCCGACCGCTGGCCGCTGGGCTGGCTATACGTTCGTCAAGCTCCAGGTGAGCGACGAATACCAGCGCGTCCCGCTCCGCAACCAGCAGGGCATCCTCGACCGCATCGAGGCGGATGGACCCGAACAGGCGAGCAAGCGCTACGGCCGCGAGCTAGGCCACTGCGGCGTCTGCGGGCGGACCCTGACCAACAACGACAGCATCGAGCGGGGCATCGGCCCGGTGTGCGCGGACAAGATGGAGTGGACGTTCTGATGAGCCGCCAAGGGTATGAGGGTCCAGACATGACCGACCCAGAGGGGCGCGCTGGACTCCGCCATCGCCTCCAGCGGGGCAACCTGACTATCGAGCAGCGCGTTGATCTTCGCTCAGCGGAAAAGGAGCTAGAGGAGATCGAGCGCCGGATGGCGCAACGTGACTATGACCGCAGTAAGGCGGACCCGTACGACGAAGCCTGGGGCGACGACCGATGAAGCGGCTAGCAGCAGCGCTCGCCGTAGCGGCTGTGCTGTCGGGTTGCGGTTCGGCTCAGCAGCCAGCGCCCCAGAGCAACGACCAAGCCTGGCTCAAGACCTACTGTGCCCAGGGGACGCATTGGTCGCGGCACAGCTGCCAGCTGTTCTATCGCTCTGAGTACCGGGGGCAACGATGAGAACGCAGCTCTGGGTCAACCACGCGAAGATCATCACGGACCCTGCCGACCCAATCATCGGTCCGCCAAGCGCAGAGTTGATTAACCCCGTCATGAACCGAAATGGCGGATGGCACAAGCCGGAACCCCGGACTGCCTTTTGGACTTCAACTTTTGACGATCCGCACAACTGGGTCAACTGGTGCCACATGGAAGAATGGGAACCGCCTGAAGGCGCTCACAGTTTCTGGCTACTCGACGTAGACCCGGATGCGAAGGTCTATGAGATCGGCGACTTCTGCGACCTTCAGATTTTGATCGAGCATTTCCCGCATCGAGGCGTGCCGTCACATTTCGCACGGGAGGCGCAGATAGACTTCGAGGCCGCAGCCCGCATTTACGATGGCATCCATCTAACGGGGGGTGGTGAGTTGGCGACCCGTAACACCGAGCCGGGGTTGTACGGCTGGGACTGCGAGAGCACGCTGTGGTTCCGCTGGAAGTTCAACAGCGTTCGCCAGGTCGCTCGGCACACGGTCGAAACGGAGTACCTGGTATGAACAGCTCGCTCACCCCAGAGCGCAAGTCTGAAATAATGCTTCAGAATATCAGCACGTCCGACTGCGGCGTGATAGCAGCGCAGGCTGTGACGGGACTCAACCGACAGAAGTGCGTCGATGCTTGCACCAAGGACGGCGACTACCAGGAGGGCCAGGGCATCGCTCGCGGCGGTCTAAACCGGACGCTGCTAGCGCTCGGCTACAAGCTCACCATGATCCGCCTCGACCCGCATGAGACGGTGGCGACGCTCGCCATGCGCTGTGAGTACGGCAAGTTCTTGGTCTACACGGACGGCCATGTGTCGGCTTTGATAGACGGCTACCCACACAACGCTCGCGGCGACTGGCACACGCCGGTCGAAGAAGCTTACAAAGTTGAGGCGCGTAGCTGAGAAATCAGCTATACTTGCGCTAGCTACTCACCTACCACAGGAG